TCTTCAGCTTTCTTGTAGTTACGCCTGTAACCCCAAACTTCAATGTCTTGCTTCATCATACGACGAGCCATGCCCTCGCCCATACGACCAAGACCAATCATTCCTACTTTCATTTTTGTTTCCTTCAATTTAATGTGATTTTGAGAGATGGGAGAAGAGGGTCTATGACTCCAATGAGTCTAAGCAGACCCTCAGCAAAAAGTGCGAGAACAACCCAGCCAACACACATTGAAATAATCCCAGCATTACGATTATGTTTTCGTATTGCATCATCAATCATCTCCTGTACTTTTTCCTCAGTCACATAGTGACTGGGTTTGATTTCATCCATTCGATGTGCCACTAATCAAATCCATCGCGTGTTTTAACTCCTGTGAATGATTTATCTCATCATTCATTATTTTAGTAATTTCCTGATCATTGGGATGTTTTGTCAGGAATTTCGCATATGTTTCAGCCGCATGGATTTCTACTTCGTATGAGAGATGGTAAGCAGACCTAGGAGCCAACCAGTAATAAACCACATTGACCCAATAGTAGATAAGTACAAGGTGTTTGGCGACAAAGCGATCCACCCAATAAGTATTACCGCCCCTAGATTCCATGTATTCCAGATGTTCTGTTTCATTTAATGTCTGTGCAAAGTGCTCTTTCATCAAATACAGATGATCAGGACCACGGAGTCCTAATGACTCCCTCAAATGTAATACACTTAAAAATGCGAAATAAGGTGCCCTAGCGATTTCTTCAAGCACCCAGAAGCGTGGATAGTCTCTATCTTTATAAAGATAGTCTAAAATGTTGACTGTAATATCTAAAGTCAACTTGTTTAATTGCTCCATGGGACATTTTAATAAAGTTCTTCTTCTGCCTCCGCTTTGATTACACAGTCAGAAGTTGGATATGAAACACAGAGGAGTGCAAAACCTGCTTCCATTTGATCGTCGTCTAAAAATGATTGTTCTTCTTGATTAACTGTTCCTGATTCGATTTTGCCAGCACATGAAGAACATGCACCAGCCCGACAAGAATAGGGTAAATCAATACCCTGATTCTCTGCTTCATCAAGAATATAAGAATCTTCTGGACACTCAAAAGAAGTTTCGGTGCCGTCTAGTTGTTTGATTAAAATTGAATGCATTTTTGATTACTCTACATGTACAGTGCCGATCATGCCAGCTCCTTTATGAGGAGCACACCAATAGGTGTAGTCACCAGCATCAGGAAAGGTGACATCAAACTCTTCTCCAGGAAGCATTGCAAGAGATTCGTGTGCGAGATCAGGGCGACCTTCCACGATAACATTGTGTGGAGGAAGCATGTTGTTTACAAAATGTACTGATTCTCCCGCACTAATAGTAATTTCAGCGGGATCAAACACAAGGTTGCCATTTGAACCCATTTGAACATCAACAGCCCACGCTGGAGCTGCCAAAAATAGTGTAGCGAAAAGTGCCAAAAGGTACTTCATGACTTGTCTTTTGCGACTATACTATCTAGTAATTTAATTAGATATTATTTTTTCAAATATCAGGGTTTCAGAACTCAAATCCCATATCTTTTCCCATATCCCTCATCCTCTCCATTGACTCTTTTTTCTCCTTCATTACTCCGTCAATAAATCCCATTCTATATTCCCAGGTCTGACCCCCATCTTGTCCTTTCTTGGGGTTGATGCATTGGTGGTTGCCTAGCTTGTTGCAAACAAGACCAGCAAGGTCAAGCTCACTAGACTCAGATGAACCGCCAGTGCCACGCCAGACATGTTTGCCATTGATCCAGGTTGCTCCACACTTTTCACACTCTTTACGCTCTAGACTAAAATCTGAAAATTCGTTGTCAGACATGCAGGGGTCTCCTATGAGTATCTTTCTGATACATTATAGGTCTATTTAGAGAATCTGTCTGATATAATTTGTTACAAATCAGCAATTCCAAGCACGAAGTGACTTGTTAATTCTGCTATCGGGATCACTTGCAGTCTTTGCAGAGGTGAGTTTTTTCTTCATGCCCTTCATTCTTGCACAGAAGGATGCACGACGCTTATTACCTTTCTTTTTAGAGGGAGCTTTGAGATCACTACCAGGATTCTCACGCTCATAGGACTTGCGTCCTTTCTCGTTCAAACCACCAGACTTATTCTTACCTTCACTTCTCTGCCATGCTGCAGAACCTTCATCCAGTTCTACTGATTCACCAGTTACCATTCTTTTATTGACATTCTGCTGACTAAAATCCCACTTCTTTGGGTCGCCCTTGATAATTCTATTCAAGGTATCCATTCTTCTTTGCTGTTGCTTCTTCACAGCAGCTGAGTTATCAATATAGTCACCTACCTGATACTGCCCAGGTGGGTTAGGATCATCATGATTTCTCATACCAGGAGGTTTAGCACCCTCACTCATTTTCACGCAAGAATCATCAACCTTCTCAGCTTCAAAATCAGCTGTGGTTGTGACCTTTTTCTTCTTTGCTTCTGCTAAGAATGAATTAATCTCAGAGTATGATCCGAACATGTTACGGATAAACTAATGCCTGAATAATATTTATACTCAGACAGTATCCTTCTTATCCTTTTCATGTAAGCTTGAATCCTTCTCTTCCTTCTTTTTGGTCGGAACAACCCCGAAAGTAGCTAAAGTCCCAGTAAACACGCTGGCTATGAAAGTTGGATCGATATTTTTTTGAGGAATACCAGGCACAGTCACATAGTTAAGAGTAAGAATTGCTGCTGACCATCCAAGAATAATAACTCGGACGATAGTCGATACACCTTCATCAGCCCATTCAAATTTATTTTCTTCTTTCTTCTTTGGTGCGAGGTCTGCCATATCAGAGAATATCTCTGATTTTATTTAGATTTTTTGTTCATTTCCTTGAGCATTTTCTGCAGTTCTGCAGTGGATCCAACAAACATTGCATTGTTTGTTACTGATGTTGGACCTTTCTTTTCTTCATCAATATCTTTTAATTTCTTTTGTAAGTCAAGGAGTTTGTCGGTTGTATCAGCAACACTCTTAATAATCTGACCTGCAACCTCATAGGCTCTAGGAGACTGTGTTTGATCTGCTAGATCCATAATACCATTGAGAGTCTCTTGACCCTTTTCAATTAAGGAATATAAATTGCCACGAGTATACTCATAATCTTTCTGCACATCCTTGTTCTCACTGGGTTTTGTGACAGCAGATTCTTCAACAATTGGTTGAATATCTACTGTCTCACTAGTTGTATTGAGTGTCTCGTCAATCTTATCAAAGTTCATACATCCTCCCTTCTAGTGGGACTATAGGTCTTGCCATCAGCAAAATCTTCTACAGTCTCACTAAACCCAAAGTCGTCATCAGGTTCAGCGTCGATAGGATCGGGAACAGCAGTATAGCGCATTTCTCTCTTGGCAACAGTTTTATCTGTGTCACCGTAGTAATCAACTTGAACCTTACGAATCAGACCCTCTGTGCTCTTAGCAATAGGACCAAACAAGTATGTTTTAGCTGAGAAGTTGATTGTATAAGTTAAAACTCTTCTGGTAGAAAAGTCACCTTCATATTCATCTGTAAATGAAATATTTTCTAAGATGATTGGGATATCTCTTTTTTCTCCAATAGAATCAATAAGATCAACAGTTACATTAAATGATGGTTGAAAGAATGGAAGAATTTGTTCAATAATTTGTAGTGCATCATCATTTAATTTACACATAATGTTTAATTCAAACCCAACATTATATGGAACGGGTAAGAATACTTTTTTAATCTTATCACTATCTGATGTATCAACAGCCTTGAATGTTTTTGTTACTGATGTTTTCCTAGTAGGATCATATGTAATAGAGTTCATTTCAAAAGACATTCTTGGCAGAGTAATTGCCGTTGCCTTATTCAACTCTTGTTGCTGTTGAAGTTTTGCTAAAAACTTTGACTTTGGTCCATATGATAATGGTACTTTAAGATCACTAATTACTTGAGACTCATCTCTATTAGTCTTTTGAATATGAATATCATTAAACAATGTTCCGAAAGAGATTACAGTCTTTCGTAAAATTTCATGATAGAAATATGTACCTAACATCAGAAGTTACCAAACGGATTTATTTCAGTGAAGTCGAGAATATTGTCTGCCGCAATCTCAAATTCATCATTAAGTGTAAATGGACTTGTAGTGTCAATTCCACTGTGAGCAAGAACTTGATATCTAGCAGATGATGCAGTTCCTGTTATAAACTCACCAGGGTAAAACACACCGTTATTTATTGTTAGTTTTAGTTTTCTTTCGATTTCGTTCCATTCTTTGACATAAGCTTCCGTTCCAGAAAGTGATCCAACAACTCTTTCATTAAAGAAATAAGTACCAACACCCAACGCGAGAGGACTGCCGATGGAAATTGTAGGAGCTGCTTCATAACCAGAACCAGCATTAGTAAGGAAGATTCTACTGATACCATCTCCATCCAATGTAGCGATAGCAGTAGCTTGTTCTTGTCCTGTCTTAACACCAACGGTTTGACCTGTAGTACCTATGCCAACATCTGATGGATGCTGGATTGTGATTGTTGGAGGAGAAACATAATTATTACCTGGCAATGTGATACGAATAGATGTAATACCACTATTAGTAAGAGCTGCTGTTGCAGCAGCGCCTACACCAGGTCCACCAAAAGTAAACGGTGGTGGTTCTGTATATGCAAAACCAGGATTTTGTAGAACGAGTTGATCGACTGAATATAGACCAGATCTCTCTGTAGTAAATGCAAAAGCTGTTGCTCTAGATGAAGTGACACCAGCAGGAGACTGACCAACAATTACAGATGGAGCAGAGGTATATCCATAACCATCATCATTCAAGAAGATCTGTTGCAATGCGCCTTGACTTGCAAATGAGTCCACAACAGCAAGTGCTGTAGAACCAATACCAGCAAGGGCAACTGTTGTGACTTCTCCTTCCTCTTGACCCCTTTCATCAATAAGGGAGACATTGGTGTCAATGTATTCGTCCTCATAGCGGAAGAGTTCACACTGCAATTCGTAAATATAATTCTTTCCAAGCTGATAGAACGGATTCTCATGCTCTACATGCTTGATCTCAAAAAGTCTTTCGCCCAATGGGAAGAAAATCAAATCTCCTTCTTTAGGTCTTTCACCAAAAACAATATCAGTTCCAGCTGTTCTTGAGTTATGAGTGACAACAAAAGGTGCAATAAAATCTTCGTATCTTTCTCTAGAGATTGTCAGTGTAATTTCATTCTGTAAGTTAATACCAAATTTGGTCATGATATCACTGCCCTTAGCATATCCCTCAAAATTGTTCAGATATGCTTCGATGATATATGCATCATTGAATTTGGATGACTGTACTTCTCCAAGCACATCATCCGTATCAATCATTTTTCTAGGTATATAATATACATCCATACCGAACATTGACAAATGTTCGTCAATCAACGACTGCATCAGCCGCTGTTCGTCAGGAGATCCTTGAAGAAAGAAAGGATTTAGCGCCATTATCCAATAAGATCAAGGGGTGGAATTTCGTATGTGGAAAGCATCTTGTCTTCGATCATCTGCAACTCTTGTACAGCATCCTCGTAGATTTGTCTGCCATTTAACTCAATACCTCCAGGGAGTTTAACACCTTGGAACTTGATGAGATTTTGTCCCCACTGCCTTTTGACCTTAGATGTAAAATATCTCTTAAGGAAAGAATCATTGTAAACACCTGCATAGTTAGCAGGATCCATGATTCTTTGGCAGTCAATGACTATGTATGTTCCTGCAGAGATTGCACCCCAATCAACATCTAAGTAGAGGCGATTATTTCTCTTGTTATATCTGATCTGCTTATTTGTAGAAAGTAAGAAGTCAATATCTTCGATGTATGTCTTCGTCATTGCATAACTGAGAAGACCACTATACCCAAGGTTAAAAGCAACATCATTCAAGAACAGTTGGTACTTGAAACTGAACATGTTGTTTGCAATAAAACTAGAGTCAAAAAGGTAAAGCTTTTCAACTCCAATAATTGCATCAGGAACTACGAGGTAGTTTGAGTTTTCTTCAAAGTCTCCAGATGTTGTAGTAGAAGTAGAAATGCCAAGAGTATTCGATGCACCTCTTGCTCTGCCTCTTTTGATGTCATCTTCGGTGATTTTGTACTTTAGAAGAACTCTCTCTACACCGTCAAAATGTCTCTCTTGAAACAGTTGTAAGGAATCATCTAAAGCATCATCTACTTGCTCATCAGCTACATTGATTTCTAAGACAGGATACCCAAGTTGCCTGAGGGCATAATCCTTGAGCTCTTGTCGCGTTGTTGGTTTCGCCATGGCTAGAATGTGCCCCCATCTATCGAGTCAGACCAGATTGGAATGTTGTTTTCGTCAGTTGTCAGAACATAGTTTGATGTAGTCAAGAATCCAACTGTGCTGAGACCGCTGACTAATCTGCCATCTGCCTCAAAGTAAGCAACACCGTTAGGACCGCTATAACCAATACCATTGATTCCGCTTTGATCAGATCTGTAGTAGATACCATCACGGAATGTACCGTAACCGATTACGCTCAGATCGTCTTGGACAGTTACCTGACCAGCAGCAGAGTCGAGAACGAGTTCACCGCTAAGGGTATTTATTTTCGTGGAAGAAGAACCAGCACCAATCGTAATGTTGGCAATGGTTGTTACGCCAGTGACTCTGAAGTTGTTGGTAGTAAGAATACCAGAGACATTGATATTGATTGCTCTGATACCAGCGGAGCTGGTAACAATTCCAGTAAGAACCGTTCCATGATCAACTGTTAGAGCAGCATGGATCTCAGCATTGGTTCCGATATCTAGTGAACCAGCTTGCAGTTGACCAGTGATGCTAACACCAGTACCGATAGTTTCAAGTCTCTTATCATCGTCAAAGTTCAGCTGAACCTTACCATCGGAATAGAAGTTAGCGAGGGTCTCGCCAGTATACTTCTGGAAGTCAATGGTGTTGGAACGAATAATCAGGTTGCCCTGACCAGCATCATCAATGTAAGAGTTGGTGCCGTTGTGATAGATCTGAAGATCGTTGCCATCACCGAAGTTTGCCTTGACATTATCTTTATAGGTTGTAATGCCAGTAAATACCGCGTTGGTTACTGCAACACCAGTGATCTTGGCATCAAAGGCATCGAGTGCCTCTGTGTCAATTGTTACGATGGTAGCAGCAGTACCAACGATATCTGTTACTGCCAGACCAGTGATGTTGACATCCTTGGCATCCAGGGTCTCAATATCAACCGTGGTGATGGTTGAATATGTACCAACCAGAGATGTTACAACACCAGTTACTGCCTTGAGATCTTCTACCGCAAGATTTGCTTCAAACTCAGAATCACCAGTTACTGTCAGACCTGCGCCAACGGTGAGGTTGGACATGAATGAACCAACACCAGTGATCTTGAGATCTTCCAGTAAGGTAGAACCAAGAACATCAACTCTTGCTCTAGGAGCAGCAGTTGCAATACCCAGTAACTGAGCGTTGGTGAGGCGCATACCCTCAACATTATCCGTATTAAAGCGGATAGTGCCATCAGAACCAGAGTCATCGAGAGCAATAGATGTATCGCCCTTCTGGAAAGCATCGAGTTGAATGGTTGTCGCAGTCAGGATACCCAGGACATTGACATCACCAGTGATGTTGATATCACCTGCACCAGCTGGATCGATATTGATATCACCAGAAGTGGATTCGATATTGTTACCAGAGATCTGGATGTTACCGAATGTGCCGCTGGTAGGAGTAACAGTGCTGCTATCTGTGCCATCAGTAATGGTCAGAGAGGACAGAGCCTGCAGACTGGTTACCTGTTGCGAGAACGATACAGTACCAGATTCTTGATCGACGAAGAATGCATCACCAACTCTGAAGTCACCTTTCTGGTCAATACTGACGAAGGATACATCACCATTATTCAGTTCAGTAACTTCGTTTGCCTGAATTGCCAGGTTAGGATCATTGGAGAAATCTCCACCAGCACCAACATGATTGAAGTTGAGAGCAAACAGTCTCAGAGATACGCCATCGCCATCAGCAATGACACCCTTTTGACCATACTCAACAGCACAACCAACGGAGCGCATGTCCGCACCGAACTGACTGTAGTCAGCAAGGATAACCTTGGTTGCAGTTCCGATACCACCACCAGCTTGAGTGATGCGGATATCCTGATTGCGGATTACATCATCAGTGGTTGTTGTTACGCCACTTGCCCCATCGAAGGAAAGTAAGAGAACTGTGTCCTTATCACCTGTGTGTGCAGCAGTCGGAGCAGTGAAGTTTGCAGTGTACTTAGCAACTCCTCTCTCAATTCTGAAGTCGTCAATCCAACCAGTGACATTTTGACTTGCACCATCGAAGTCGGCACCAATGACCAGACCCTTAGATGCACCGTAGTCAGTTGTATCAGAGGTCTTAATGCCTCTCTGAGTACCGTCAACGAACAGTCTAGTGTTTGTACCCTCTCTAGCGAGTGCATAGTGCTTCCAGACGCCTGTAGCGATGCCTGCGCCAGAGCCAGTGATAGCGGTGGTAGTACCAACCCGCATGTCAACTTCACCAGCAGCACGGAAGGCAACGCTAATACCCTCAGCATCAGTTCCAGTGTCTCTTAAGTCGAAGAGAGTTGCGCTGGTCAGACCAGTTGTATTTGCATATGCCCAGAATTCAATCGTGAAGTCTGTATTGGTTCCGAAACCAAGATCACCGCTAGAAGGAATGCTGATAGAATCATTAGATCCATCAAGCTTCAGCGCAGCAGAACCAAACTTCTTAACTGTGGTATCTAACTGAGCATTATCATTGAAGGTGATTGCCTTAGCAGTTCTTGCGAGAAGAACTTCAAAACCAGTTTGCTTACCAGTTACATCCAGGTATGTTCCGTCGTAACCAGCAACAATAGCAGTTGCAATACCAGTGGTTCCGTCAGTATCAAAGACGGTAATAGTGTTACCAACGCCGACTGTTGTGATGCCAGTCAGTCTGAGTCTGGTCTCACCAGCAGAGCTGATACCAAGAGAACCAGATGTACCCTTGATCGCTTCAGCAGCGAAGTAGGAGAAGCAGTTCAGGTACTCAGAACGAGCACCGTTGGTCATAATCAGACCTTTGCTGTTCGGTACAATGAAAGTAACTTCATTGAACAGGAACCCTGCCTCAAGAGATCCTGCTGCTACCTCAGAACCATCGACATAAGCACCACCACCAGCGATGTATGAGGAAGGTGCAGAATCAGCTGAACCATAACCATAAGGATCAGCAGTGGAAGTATTGCTACCTTTGTTGAATACAGTTACACGCTGGACATAAGGAGATCTGCTTGTGATAGCAATTCCAGGAGCAAACTTGAATGCATAACCCTGGTTGCCAGCAGTGTCGAAGAACATGTCAGCAATCGTGACATCCTCAACAACAGATCTGTCGTTCATCAAGAAGCAGTCCTTCTGCTTAGTAGCAGTGGTAGGAATGATCTTGGTTGCACGAAGACCAGCACCCTTAACTGTCAGACCAGCTGGAACAGTCAGTGGGAATGTTTCTTGGTATACACCAGCAGCGATGTTCAGAATATCGTTAACACCAATATTGGAGATCTGAGACAGAGCGTATCCAATCGTTCTGAATGGTCTCTCTGGCGTTCTACCGCGAGAAGGTTCGTTGTCGTCAACACCGTTGGTAGATACAAACCATGTATCGAGTTTGGCATTGATGGTTGCAATACCAATCTGAGCAGGTTCACGCCAGGTAATCGTGCCTGCAGGATCAGTGCTCAGAATGTGCTGAGTGTTCAGACCAACAACACCAGTGGAGTCATACAGCGAGGTGATGAAACCAGCTTGTACGAATGCGGAAGTTGCAATGCCAACCGATACAGTGGCATTCAGAATATCTGCAACTTCAAAGTCAACCGTGGTGATAGTTGCTGCAGTACCGACGATATCAGTAATGATACCAGCAGTGATCTTGACATCTCTGAGATCAGCAGTCTCAGTATCAAATGTAGTGATCGTAGCGTAGGTGCCAACCAGAGAGGTTACGACACCAGCAGTGATCTTTGCGTTGACGATATCGCCTTCTGTGACATCAATCGTCGTGATGGTAGCAGCTGTACCGACAATATCGGTAACTGCTAATCCAGTAATATTTGTTTGTCTGGCATCGAGTACATCGATATCAGCAGTTGTGATTGTTGCGTATGTACCAACTGTAGAGTCAACAATCAGGTCATCGACGCGAGCAACGCCATCGATGTAGATATCGCGCCACTCCTTAGTGGAACTACCCAGATCGTAGGTATCGTCATCGTCGGGAACGATATCAGAGTCAACTTCACCTTCAAATACGATGTTATCGGTGTTGGAATTACCAAGACCAATTGTGCCACCTTCAAAGGTTACACTACCTACAAATGTAGAAGCTCCACCAACTCTGAAGTCACCTTGTACATCTAGACCGTCATTGAGGTCTACAAATCCAGTTACAGTAGCAGCACCAGATACCTGAATATCTGTGACAATACCAGCACCAATTGTGGCAGTTACGATATCAGCTGCATTAACATCGAGGGTAACGATGGTTGCAGCAGTACCGACTATATCGGTTACAGCAAGACCAGTGATGTTTACATCTTTGGCATCGAGAGTCTCGATATCAACGGTGCCAATGGTTGCATAGGTGCCTACCTGACTGGTAATGATACCAGCAGTAATCTTGGCATCCAGGATATCAGCAGCATCGAGGTGTGCAGTGCCATCGATGTAGATGTCTTTCCACTCACGATCGGTAGTACCGATGTCTAGAGTACCATCAGCATTAGGAATAAACTTGAGGTTAGATTCCCATGCCTCTCTTGCTTGATCGTATAAGAATTCTTTGTCAGTCGTTCCCTTGAGGATGATACCGCCGTTGTCGGCTGTAGCATCAGCATGACCACCAGTAGAACTGAAACCAAGTTCAATGTTCTTATCAGTTACCTGAACGACCGTGCTCTGAACGAAACTTGTGGTGCCATTAACAGTCAGATCACCAACAACGGTGAGAGCACCGCCAACACGAACATCGTCTTGGAAATCAGCATCTTGGAAGGTTACATATGTACCAACCAGGGATGTTATCAGACCAGTGGTAACCTTGACATCCTTAGCATCAAGAATCTCAAAGTCTGCTGTGTTGTAAGTTACACCAAAACCAGTCAGTGATGTAACAACACCAGCGACAGTCTTCAAGGTATTGATGTCACCTTCATTAGAATCGAAGGTTGTGATCGTGGCATAAGTGCCAACCAAAGAGGTAATAAAACCTGTGGTTACCTTGATATCTTTGAGATCAGCAATCTCAGTATCAAAGGTTGTGATTGTAGCAGCAGTACCAACGATATCCGTGATGATACCAGCAGTGATCTTAGCTGCCTCAATGTCTGCATTTACGAAATCTACATTCGTAATAGTTGCAGCAGTACCAACAGTGTCAGTAATAATACCTGACTGAATCTTAGCGTTGGTAATTGCAAAGTCAGTTGCTAAACCAGCAGTGACCTTGATATCTTCAATACCAAGATTATCAATATCGAGTTGCGGCGCAGTTACTACGCCAGAGATTACTGTATTACCAGTGCCCTTATCAATGATGAATACACCACCAACATCGAGCAATCCAAAGGGTCGTGTGGTGCCAATACCGACATAACCAAGTTGGTTACCGTCGATCCAGTTAATATTTTGATTACCAATTACGAGCTGGTTATCACTATCTCCGATAGCAACATTTCGCTCATAACCAATGACGACATTGCCACTGCCAAGAGTCTCGTTACCTGCAGAGTAACCAATGGCAATGTTCTTACTACCGTCTACACTGAAGAGAGTGTAAGGACCAATAGCAATATTTCTTTGCTGCTGTCTGGTTCCTGTACCACCACTCAGGAAGCGACCATTCTTGCTGGTTACGCTACCTGTAAGAGTCTGGAAACCAAACGGCATGGTGAATGTATCACCAACCTCGTAACCATCGCCAGGAGCCATGATTTCGATGTTAGTGATCAGACCAGTAGAACCAGTCTGAATTCTAACTAACAGACCTTGACCAGATCCACTGGTCTCGGTTACATCTTCTGTCTGGTCGTAGTTAGCAAGAGCAGTTTGATCACCAACATTAACGCTGAGAGTTACCCCGTCAACAACAGGGAAAGTCTCACCATACATCGCCTGGTTACCCAGAGCAATGTTCTCGTCATTACCGCTGGAAGATAAGGCAAAACCTACCTTATCACCAAGCATCAGGTTCTTAGTACCTTGCAGTCTATAACCTGCGAAGTTACCAATAACGATGTTAGATTCTAATTCATCAAAGCTGGAAAGAATACCAGCGTATTGCATTGCACTGGCACCAATCGCAATATTGCGACGGTTGAGGGTCGTTTGACCCATACCAGCTGCAGCAAAATCACCAATAAAGATTGAAGAGTCGGCGCTGCTAAGACCTACAGCAGCGTCACGACCAACTCTAATAATATCATTGGAAAATGTAATATTACTGAAGGATGATACCCCAGTAATCTCTACATTATTTGCAGTAAGTGCATGTCCTACATTTACTTCGTAGTAATCAGCACTTGTACCACTCAGAGTGGTTACAATACCTGTATTTGCAAACAGATTGGGAATATCGCCCTTCGTGAAAGCTGCATCTGTTACAACCAAAGTTGCAGCAGTTGCTACGCCAGTAACATTCCAATTTCTAGCGTTTGCCTCATCATAAACGAGGTCACCAGTTACATTAAGGTTACCACCAACATTGAAGTTGCCAGCAACTGTACCAACACCTGCAGTGTAGAAATCATCTACAACTGTCCAGGAAGCAACTCGTCCTTGATCATCAAGAATAAGGACTTTAGATGCTTGAGGTTTGCCGTAATCGGCTGGATTGTCATTAAAAAGACTGGTATAGTATTCACCACCAATAGGAATTGGTGCTGAACCAGGACCAGCAGGGTTACCAATATATAATTTCTTATACGACTTGCCAGCACCAACATCACTGGTGTCGTAAGTGTAGATTAATTCACCAAACGATACGCCAGTACCAACGGGTGCGATGTTCGGTGGAGAGGTGCCAAGTGTCCTTTTTAATAGAATCGTTGCGGACATTAGAAGACACCTCCGTCAATAATGGCAGCGGGGAAATTTTTAGTTGTTTTGAACGCATTAGTCGCCGCTTCATAAACCAAAATGCTACCGTCTTCCAGATTAGTTGCGTTAACATCTGAAAGCAATGTCAGTCTACCGCCTGATCCCCCGCCGAGAGAACCACTGGCGATGACTTTTACTTGATTGGAGGTGCCTATTCTGAGTTGAGATGGCATTATCGTGTTACTCCTGCTCTAACTACGACCATTCCTTCAACGACCTTATATTTAAAGCCCCCAGAGTCTTCAAGAGTTACATCATATACATATCGTCCAGGTTTAATATCCGATGTTAAAGTCGAAGCCAATGATATTTGGATTTGACCTAATTCAGCGTCGGTTACTGTAGATGCAAAAGACACTGCAGTCGAACTTCCCGCCCATTTTCTCATTTGAGATCTGGCGGTATAGTTGTTCAGATTCAGGTAGGTGCCTGTATCATTGTCACCCAAACTGAAACCGTGTTGGAAATCAACACCAGTATCAAGTTGGAGATTGGCGATGTAGACTGCCATCCTTTGATATCACGGGTATCCTATTAGGTATTTAGTTTCCTTAACTCCTGTAATACTTGTTGCATAGTATTCTTAACCTCAGCGATCTCGGCTCTAAGCAACTCCATCTCAGATTGCTCTTGTACGCTTGAGATTCCCTCACCAAATCCATGGTATCTAAGAAATTCAGAATGTGGATCTCTACTCATAACTTCTCAATAATTACTTTAAGCATGTCCTTAATTTCACCGACCTCACTCTTAAGTTTTTCAATTTCGTTTCTTTCAGACAGCTTTACTTGTTTCTGTCTCATATAAGCTTGATAGGAGGAGCTATCGTTATTAAGGATAGCTCCTGTTTGTTTGTCACGGACGAGGTTATCATGACCTTCGACTTTAATGTATTGTGTCATGCGATGGCAAGTGCTCTCAGGTTTTTCAAAATTGGATACTCTGCTTGATTAGTTCCGTTGATTGCAATTTTAATTTGGAATCCAGTGAAACTAGGAAGATTGTCAATGGAGTATTCATACTCTTTATATTGAGTTGGATCAGCAGTTGTCTCACTATCAGGTAGACCTGTATTAGCACTAGGATCAATTACCTTATCACCGAATCCAGATCCATCAGTATCCACAAGATTCGGATATCCAGGGAACAATTCAAATGTAGGAACAGAACTGCTGTCAGATGTGAGGAGAGAGTAGGAAACTCTAAACTCAGCAGAAGCAGGTCTCCGAGCATCAAACAGAACCTTCAGAGAAGTTGCAGGATTCTTAATGTAGATTGGGTTCGACATGTAGTAAGAACTATGCGGATCATTGAATCTAGCATTTGCTCTAGGATCGGTAACATAGTTATCAATCGGTTTGTTGAGTCTATTCTCTAACAACTGAGCTTCAACAGTCTCAAGATCAATACAAGGTGAGTTGTAATCATCTTCCTCATTCTCAAGTTCCAGTTCAATGGTAAAGGACTTGCCTCTTTCAAGATCTGCAGTGTTTTCTTTTTCGTTGACAGCAGATGCAATCAATCTAACACTAGTAAGCTCGTTATCTCTATTGAGATCGATTTCTTCAAGACCTTGATCGATGAAGGATACCTCACCACCAGACGCAGAAGACCCGCTGACGCTTCGTATCTGTGCTGTGATGAAATCCGTACCACCGAAGGTAGACGCTCTGATAAGAGGTCTTATGCTGTCATACAGATAGTTCTTGGTAGAGTGTACTCTCTCACCACCACCTGAAGATGACTCAGTAAAGGACAACTGCGGGAAGTCATTTACAGTATCATCAGAATTTCTGCTAGTTCCACGATCAATCTTGACATAGTAACTATCAGGTTGAACACCATCAGTAATAACATCATGCTCAGCATTAATTCTTCTCAGAGAAACACCAAACAGTTCATACTTAGCAATGGCAGTATCCTTCTTGTGGTTCAGAGCTGTAGTAGAATCTGTACCTCTAGTAACACCACCAATACTTGTCATTCCAACTTGAGTGTAGGAAATGATTTCACTTCCACCAAGAAGTGCATATCCAGTATTTGCAGCACTAACTGCAACACCCTCAAAGTTTTCAAAGACTTCGGTAGAAGCAACAGAAATGGTTGTCTCACTAGCAAGAGTCTCAACACTAAGTTCAGTAGGAACTGTGGAAGGAATAGCACCTTCAATGAGAACCTTGTTGTTTACACCATACATGCCATGATCAAGTTGCTCTACAAGGAAGTATTCTCCAGTGAAGAACGATCCTTCATCTTGATATGAAAGAATATCAAGAGTAGTATTGATAATAGATCCAGAATCATGATGATACTGTAGCTTGTTAGTTCCAGATGTTGTATCAAACTCTTCAGCTTGAACATCAGTCAGATACAGAGTATCAATACCATTGATAGTGTTAATACCGATACGAACTCCTGAACCACCACCAGCTGTGCCAGCAGTTACGATACCCACAACATCACCAACCTTATATCCTGTGCCAGACGCAACAACTGTAGCAGCAGTAATTGCAGATTGACCAGCAGATACGGTGACATTAAGAGTCAGTCCAGATCCTTCACCAGTGATGTTATATGTGCTTACAGGGTTTGTAGGTGTTCCATATGCCTTACCGCCAGTAAGAATACCAACAGTACCATCAACAGGACCGCCCTTGGCATCAATATAACCATAACGGAAGTTCTCAATGGTTTCTGTAATCTTTCTACCTTCAGCAAATACAGTTCCAATAATGCCAGCGTCTGTAGTAGTTTGAATACCCAGTGTAGCTAACTTAGGAATTGATGTGATTGGGTGGAAATTCAGAGTATCGAGATAACCATTATTAGGTCTAATCGGAGGGTTGTGGAAGGTTACAGTACCAGTGGAACTTGTAAACTTCGCTCTATACATTTTGAAGGTAAGATCTTCAAACTGTGTAGGAGTCCAAGTAGAACCATTTTGAGACTTGAATAGAGAACCCAATGCCCACTGCTGTGAGTAGATTCTGCCCTGTGCCTCAGGTAATGTTTGAGTATTAAGAGCCTTCTGACCCATCTCGCCACAGAAACATTCATATTCATCACTCTCAGACAAGAGAACGATTGCATATTGGGTTGTGGGTTCGAGATAAACTGGAGACTTGAACTTGATATTCGTAGCAACAGTTCCATCGTCAGATGTCTTAACATCATTCGGACGAAGAGTTACAGTCGCGTGCTTATCTACCATATCCAAAGTAGGCAGACCAAGTTCTACTGTTCTAATCTCGCATGTTACTGGAGTTGTGCCCGTAGACTTCGTTTTAAAGAATACATCAATAGAGGTAATCCACGCACCCTCAGGTCCTACCAGGAATGATTGTGCTAACGGGTCTCTATTTCTTCTTCTCCGCCTTCTCCGCCTTCTCCTACGCCGAATTCTCCTGCGTAAGTTACGAGTTCTTCTTCTGTTATTTCTAGCCCGTCTACGAATACGACGGATTTGACGCCTAACTCTTCTAGAGGTGTTCCTACGACGAGGTACTGGAGCTGGCGGCGGTGCTGGCGGCGGTGGTGGAGGTGGCGGCGGCACAGAAATGCTAAGGTTAATCGTAGACAGATTAGTGACCGTAGTCGTTTCAAGAGTTGTAACTCTAATATCTGTCTGAATAACTCTTGTCGTACCAGTTGCAAGATATCTACCAATAGCAGTAGAAATTGAAGTCTCGCCAATAACTGGAGTAGCGTTGCTCTGACTAGATGTAAGCTTAAATTCTCTATTACCAGATCTAATTCTTACGGTTGGTGCGGGAGTCTGGTTGGGGTCTTGAATGAAGATGGAACCAAGAAGATCACCAAAGTCGTCCGATACTAAGTTAAGAGCTGATACAGTTGCCTGAGCACCACTGCTAACACCTCTAAGAACCATACCCTCTTCAGCAAAACCAAAGAATGCACCTTGAGCTGCCTCTGCTAATGCTGCAGTGTCTACATTCAGAACTGTAGATGCCTGTGAATAACCATTAGGAAGAGGTACAGTTGAGTCATAAGGATTAACTAAGAAGGTCTCAGAAGGATTGTTAAACGCACCTGCCTTATGATTTGGTGTGCAGAGTCTAAATTCAAAAACAGTATCAGTGCCATTGACAGCAGTTCCTCTTACAGTTTCACCAACAGTGAATGAACCAGAAACATCTCTGACCTGAAGTAGTTTAGGAACAACATCAATTCCGCCCTGATTATCGAAGAAGGGGAAGTATGTAGTTGTAGGTTTCAGACCAATAGATCTAAAGTCAATATTTCTAGAACGGCAGAATGGATCAAAGTTTTCAGCAGCGATAAATGTATTCTCTGATCTGATGTCATCTCTTTGAACTGTTCTACCAATTTCTCTGGTTGTAGTGCTAGCTCTACCGCCTAATGATCCACCTTGAGATACGGAGAGATTAGCAGTTACCTGGTTATTGAAAACCGTAATACCAATAGTATCTCTAATAGTATTTTGAGTTCTCTGTGTATTGATCCAGTTATCAACAGAAGGAGTTAACTCAATAGTACCTGTATAAGATACAACATGGAAGGGGTTAACATTGTTTACCTTTGTAGCAAACTCCTGTTCAAGGTATACTTCTTCCTCATACTTCAGCGTGACCAGACTACCAGTCTTTTGAGTATTCTCAGAGTCTAAGAGTTCAAAGTCGGTGTTGAAATCAATTTGCTCAGCGGGCAAATTAACAGAACCAGCAAGTTGTAAATTAATAGTATCAAGAGTTCTCAGAGGTCTGAGTTCATTCAAGTCAGTATCAATATCAACAGGAGCAGATGGGTGGATGAAAGACTCATCTTTAAAACTATCTACAAAGAAACCAGACTTAAATCTGTCTAATCCATTTGCATCCTTAACTTGGATAGACTCAACAGATCTCTCCAGAAGAGATAGTGTAGTAACTTCTTCAAGGTTTGCTACTCTCTTCGCGATATTGTCAATATCGCGCATTGTATAACGCTTATTCTCCTTATGATAAACTCTAGCTTCTGATACATCTCTAAGATATGCAGGAAGCAAGATTGTTGCAACCTCCATTGACCTTTCAGGTGGATTGGGTGCAATAGGAGCTCTTGCTGGTCTACCTCTTACCAGATTAAATTCATCAGTACCAGCTTCAATAACTAACTTATCAATTCTTGAGAGGTAGAATGAATAATCAAAAATACAGCTTCCATTAGGTGTCAGAATTCTATCTGGTTTTCCAGAAAAATCTCTTGCTGTATAGAAGAATGGAGAAACGGTAGCAGTGCTTGGATCAAATGTATCAACTCTCGGTCTAAAATCAAGAACATCATGAGCAAAGATTTGACTTGGACCAATTTGAGGGATATCGTCTTTATATCTCTCTTCATTATAACTGTTGACAGTAAATACATCACCAGTATCGGACGCTGGAACTTCAAATCTATTGAAGATGATCAGTAACTGCTTGGAAGGAGTATATCCCCCAGAGTTTTTGGTAATTCTAGAATAGTCATAATATTGATTTTCTTGACCCTTATCAAGAATATAGTTAGATGTGATATTTCTGTACTTACCAGGAGTAAGAGCTTGACATACAGCAGATGTGTTCGACTCTCTAAATGTCAGATTCTCTAGAACATTAAATCTGTCATTGTTCTTGTAAACAACACTGATTTGATTACTTCCAGAATCAATAGAAACTACAGTGGCAAGTGCCTTGCTAGTTTCGCCAAAGATTAACTCACCAACAATAGCTGTGTTAAAGATATCGTCAGTAGATGTAAATGTAAGTTTATCTAAGATAGGAGCGTTGAGATCAAGAGATTCATATACTGCTACGATATTAGCAACATCAGGATAGTTAAGACAAATTTCTCTATCTTGAACTCTAATACCATACAAATTACTATGGTTCAAACCATCATTAACACTGGTTTGAATACCAACACCAGATCTAAGATTAGTTGATCTAGTGATAGCAGTTTGAGTGCATCTAATATAATCTTTTACCTTGTTCTTAATTACCTGCTTTTCAACTACAACATTTACTGTTACATTACTCTGACTAAACGCGAGACCTGTAATAGTAAGTTGAGTTCCATTGGTAATTGTGACTTGAGACGAATCAATAGTCGCAATAGTTCCGTTGCTGTAAACTACTTGATAATCTTCTTGATCAAACGGTACAAATACTACATCATCAAGATCTACAGAACTAATTGAGACAACCAATACACCAGTGGCACTGGTTGTTTCGTTCCTAACCTGAGCACTGAGGCGAAGTGTAGAATCTGTAAAGTCTACATTCTCAACGAGAGAATCGGGAATAGGAGCAATGAGAGAACTATTGACCAGAGAAACATCTTGCTGTCCTCTGAAAATTCTTCCAGTAAAGTTTTTAACACCGCCATCAAATAGATCAGAGACCGTTGTCATGGCACCGACTCTCATCGATGCACCATTTGCCTCAACATCACGAACAACATTTCTAGTAAGAACTGATGTATTGACACCAGCTCTTGTGTTAGGTGCCTCAAAGATAACAACATCACCAGGTTTGAAAGCTCTAAAGTCAACATTAGAACCTGAGGTTACCTTACCGTCAGATTGATCAACCTTAACTTCAGCGTCTCCAATAGAGGCAACTGGTCTCTTCGTCAGTTTCTTCTGGCAATCAAAATTACCAGGATCTTGATCAAAGCTATAGACATCGTTGATGCCATAGCGAGTTGATCCCTCTACAGTTCTAGAGATATCTTCTCTACCATTAATTTTTACTTTTTCACCTGCAATAAAGGTGCCAGAGACCTGTGTGATATTAATCGTGCTGCTACCTGCACCTGCAGCTACAGCATAACCAGATGCACCACTCTCTACACCTTCAATGTAGGAAGAGAGAATCATTTCAGTGGCACTGACATTCTCATTGAGTTGTAGTTCAGTATATGTCTGGATATCATACAAATACAGATTCCAATCTGTACCGTCATTCTCATAAGCGGAATCTTTCAGACCAAAGTTATAGATTTTTGCATCACCAATCTTGGTCGCGGTGCCAGGTGCCAGATGGCTTACACCATTGTTAGGACCACTGTATAAATCAATTCTATTTGTAAGAGTGGCAACACCAACTACATCATTGACAACAAACTTGTTGCCCATTTCAAAGATGAATTGAGACCCAGTAACATCCTCAACATCTCTTGGTTTATCAAAATCAATGATGGTTGGACTTGGTTTATCTACATCATATCCATAGACATATGCTTTACCAGAACTAATCTTCAAACAAGCTAGATCTTCACCAGGTTCGTTACCATCGAATGTGGTTTGATCATCAAAATATACACCCTCATTACCCTCTCTATCATTCAAGCAATCAGCAATAGCACACTTGAAGGATTCTACAGTATAGTTTCCAGACTCATCATATGTTCTTTTTGCAAGATAATCTCTAATTCTATTGTATTCAGTATCTATCTTAAGATTAAAGGTTTCGCCATCTTTGACTCGTACAATTTCTACGAAATCAGTATCATCAAATTCACCAAGATCTTTGGTGAACAACTCTAACTCAATTTTAAATCTATCTGCACCAGGAGCTGCAAAGTTTGAGAAACCTTTTGCGTTATCGTAAAGAGTTTCATCTGCCTTAGCAGATACTGTAGACTCTACAACTCTAAGACCAATTCTTTTAGATGGATCGGGATTGTACTGATCTAAAATAATTGTTTGCTTATTTACTCTAACAAAGTGACCTCTGATAAAGTAGATACCATCATCAACCGAAGCTGCAGATCCAGTAAGACATGAATCAATACTAATTGTAGACGCAAAGGTAGAACCAGCGTTGATTGTTGTATTTCCGTAAGTAACAGGTTCTTCAGCAATAAGAATTTCGGAATTATCAAAGAAAGAAAAATCGCCGCTGCTACTTGAATTGATATATTTTACATATAATGTGTCGTAATCCTTATCAGATTGCGCTGCTGTAATATAATTTACAACCTTAGCAGTAACTCCAGTGCTTTGACCTCTGATTCTAGTGCCAACAAAAGACTGGGCATAAACGCCAACATCAATACCAAGGTGCGTAGGATTAATTTGAACAGCAAAATATTGCGGGTCAAATGTAACACCACCAGGGACCACCATGGATCCCTCTTTGAACATATGCGTTCCAAAAGATTCTACTTGGTTCTGTAGAATCGACTGCAATGTCGATAATTCCCTAGCCTGAACAGGAAACCCAGGTTTGAACAGAACTCTGTGATACCCCTTTGTGGGATCAAAGTCGTCATAATATGGGCTGACATTTAAGTTAGTCTGTTGTGGCATCTTCTTAGAATTCTAAAACAATTTTAATGTCTTCTTTTTGACGCTCATTTCTAGAAATAGACGGTCTATTGTCTAGGTAAATAATTTCGCCAGTCCTCTTATTTAGTTCAGGACCAGCAAGACCATTGGTGTAAGACACACCTAGATCAACAACTTTACCAGATGGAGTAACAGTAGAGATGCCAGTAAATCCAGAATCAATGGTTACACTAAATGATCCAGAGGTAACTGCATCAGCACCTGCAGTGAAAGGAACAACCTTGGCATCGAGGTTAACACCAATATTGTCCGTTTGATCATACTTATCAGGATGCAAATAAAGATTTCTGTCAGAGAAATACTTAATTACTTTAGTAGAAGTGTCATATGATGCGACATACCCTCTTGCAGTTCCTACACCAGGTACATTTTGTGTAATTTCACTACCAATCGCAAGAGTCTGTGTAATATCTCCTGTAAATTTCAAAGCACTAGCAGCAGTAAACTCAGAGGTATTCAAAAGAGCGGTAGAACCAGCACCAGCTGATACTGGGTTTTTGACAAGACCTACCTGAGCAAATACTGTATCTGAAATAAAGTCATAACTGGAATTATCAAATCTAGTGTAGATTAGAACTTTATCTGTACCCAACTCTTTATAAAGATCATATCCATGACCTCTAGAAGGAGGAATGATTGGAGCCAGTCTTGCAAATTTAGTAGCAGTTCCGTTAATAGAAGACAGATCAACTCTACCAAAACTATATCCTTGACCACCCGCAGTTACTTTTGCGGAAATAATTTGTCCAGCTGTATTTGTCTGGACTCTGACTTTGCCGCCAGTGCCGTCTCCTAAGATATCGACTTCAATCGGAGATGCTAAGAATGCATAACCAGCACCTTGTTCATCAATAGAAACTACTTTAATTTGATTATTATTTACTGTTGAGTCTCCATTATCTCTAACAACCTTAATTTCATTTTCTGTGGATGTGCTCCATTGATTGGGCACAGCTACATATTCGGTTGAGTCAAATTTGACGATATCAGCGGGAGGAACAGTAAAGAGGTATTTCCATAGATAACCGTCACCACTCGTCCCAGCAGCGGATGGTTCCAAATCAGTAAATGTTGGTTCATCCAGTGATGCTCCCGCGATGGAGTTAATACCAGCTGCACCATTATCAATACAAATATAGACTCGGAAGTCTTTATTCATTACATAGTAGTTCGCAGAATATAATCTACTAGAGTTGGAAACCAGAGATCTATTGTTTGTATCATAGTCATGTCGGTACATATCATATGATGTACCTTTTGTCCACTGAGTTTTACGAACTAGTCTACGAACATCGCCAGGAAGAACTTTTCTTCCAAATAGCATAGTATCGTATACATGGTTACTGTAACTGATACTATCTACTGGAGATGGTGGTTGAATAGTCGTACTATTCCAAGTACTAGTTCTACCGTATCCTGCAATTGTAGGATTCGCTAGACTCAGAAATGTGTAGTAGGAATTATCGCCACTAATAACGGATTCAACAAAATTGTTGGCATTAATAATCCTAAATTGGTCGGTAATGATTGCAGCCATTATTAATAAGCAATAAGAATCCTGGTTTTTTTCTATTTATAACCGCTTCGGCAGGGCTCCAGTCTCCCGTAAACCAACGCCTCTACGCTGAACTATTGGATAGTTATCAAGATCATCAGTATAAGTGAATCCAGACACTCCAAACGATACTGGATTAGCCTCTCGACTGAATCCAGAGAATTTGCCCCAAGTCAGGTGACAGTAAGGAACTGCTGTGGATCCGATTCCAACAAAATCACTTACATCAGTATAAGATGCGATGTTCGCAGTAATGATTCCATTTCTACCACCATTCTTAAATGAGATAGCAGATGTTTGGTAAATGTTATCACCATAGAAAGTGCTGATTGAAACAATTCTGCTGTCATGATCAAAGATGCTAGTTACAGCAGCACCAAGCGTATTGATGCCCGTGCCATACAGCTTGAACGGCATGTCAGTCACAAATCCAGAAACATTGGCAGTATTGTTGACAAGATCAGCAATATCAAAGTCAATCTTCAATGCAAGGTCAGTACCAATACCAGGACAGGTAGAAATGCCAGTAACAACACCAATGTAACCTTGGATATTTGCATTAAGAATAGGAACACCAGTCAAGTTTTCGGCATTGACTCCAGTTTGTGCAGTTGTGCCAAAACCAACTTCTGCAAAAGCAAATAGACCCATAGCGTCTGCTGACAGAGCATCTGTGGTTCCCCTAAACAATGCAGTGGAATCAACAAATACTTCGGCATCGGTAGCTCTAAAGTCACCGATAATATGTGCATAAGGCATAATTAGAGCTTCAATAGAATCTCTAGCTTTGGTGACTAAAGATCCTTCAATGATGTAATCTCTCTTCTGTTTATTCCAAGTTACTGGTTTAAATACATCATTACTAATACCAACACCCTGATAGAAGGGAGTTTCCAGAGTAGCAGCACTATCAATTCTAGTTACAATTCTTTCACGCTCTTGAGCACCACTTCTGCTATCTTGTGGAACTCTATTAAATTCAACATCAGTACTCTTATTAATCTTCAGATTATCACCAACTTTGACATTTTCTTTAACATCAAAGATGAAACTATCTTGTCCAATAGTTCCTCTGTAGAAGAAGATGACAACATTATCTTCTTCTGTAGGAGCAGTAGTAAACTCCAATACAGAACCACCAGTAAAATCATAATTCTTACCAGGTTCTTGGATGACACCATTGATAAAGACAAGAAGAACCGTAGAAAGATCAATCTCCTTAGAGTCTAAATCATTGAGATCTGTTTCAAAACTAACCAGGTTTCTTTCATAATAAAGTGGGAATCTCTTTCTGCTGCCATCCTGTTCGGACTTAATACTATCAATATAATCAATATTACCAAACTGCCAAGATGCGATCTGGTCAGTAAAGACAGAAACTACCTCAATCTCGAATTCTTGGAAGTCATCGCCAGCGTTAGGATCAGTAGACAAACCAGCTACTGTAAACTTATCGCCACGCTTAAATCCATAACCCTTCTTACTGAATTCAAATTCTTTGACTTCAAAGAGTGTGGATCCAATACCAGTAGCAGTGCTTACTCCAAGAACCTGAACGCTAATAGATGCACCAACACCAGTTGTGGTAGTGTTGCCCAATCCAATCCTAGATATGCCAACAATAGGCATATTCTCACCGTTGGGTTCTGGTGGTAAAGCAGTTGCGTTTACATAGTTACTACCGCCATCATTGACAGTAAAGATCAGAGTTCCGCCTGCACCAACAACTGCGCTGATATCAGCTCCAGTTCCAGCACCACCACCAACACCAATATTAACTGCGATTGTATTAGTGGTTACAGCATTAATCGATGTAAAGATGCCAGCAACAGGATCTGTAGGTCTTGGATACAGGTGCTCTCCAAGATAATTATCTCTAGAGCACTTAAATCCAATAGAATCAGTTGCGATAGCAACAGTGTTGCTGGTTGTCAAACCATGGTTAGGAATTGTAAGAATTAGATTACCAGTTGTAGATGCATAACTTGCAGTGGTTGCAGTATAAGCAGAACCAGTATTAGCAGTAATAGAACCTAAACCAGCTGATGAGAATGTATGAGCATACTCATAATCAGTGACTGCAATACCAATAGTTCCAAGACCCGTCTGATAACCAGATCCAAATGACAGAGCATAATATTGTGCAACTGTGCCACCACTTACATAATTGTGTGGAATAGTCGAAGGACCAACCAGTGTCTTAAATGTTCTTGCGGAAATAATTCCAGTAACAGGAAGCGAGTCTTCGTAGTCTGGGAAGAAACTGGTGGTAATGCCCTGATAATTTAGAGTCTTAATCGCATTTGTAGTTGCACTGATAAATGTATGTACAGACTGAGGTAGAGACTGAACTGCACTAGTGGCAGCAGAGACAAATGTATGTGCTGATGTTCCTGTTCCACCTGTACCAACATTCAGCTCAATTGTTCCTGTTTGCTTGACTAATGCACCAGAAGCAGCAGCAATGAAGGTGTGATCATATCTTTCATTAACAGGAGACGCGCCTACATCAATAGAGAATGTATTTGCATCTGTGCTTGCAACTGCTACCCACTTACCATTAACTTGATCAGTAGATCTTGGATATGTGTGATTGGTTGCATTACCATCCTTAGTACATGTGAATGTTAAAGAATTACCCTGAATCTGTACTCTATTGCCAACCATCAGGTTATGACCTGCAGAAGTTGCTGTTAGGATACCTGCGGTTGGATCATATTGGGCAGCAGTAATATTTGCAGTTACCGTACCAATTGCAACAACATCAAGAGATGCTCCAGAAGCTGGATCGGTGGCACGAGGATATGTGTGGTTAGTAGCATTACCGTTTTGAGCACATGTAAATGTAAATGAGTTGTCTGGGATTACTACTCCCTTACCAACATACAAATCATGTGTGCCAATAGTAACAGTCATGATACCTACATTAGGATCATAATCTGCACCTGTGGGATTCCAATAAACATTAGTTCCAGCAGCACCTACATTAACTCTCAGAGTATTTGTAGTGACATTAGAGATTGTCAAATACTCACCGTTGATTGGGTCAGTAGAACGAGGATATGTTTTGTTACCCGTGCCCATCGCGCAACTGAATGTGAGACTATCAGTGTCGATAGAGATTGCATCACCATTTACTAAACCATGAGCAGATGGGAATGTAATAGTCGTAATACCTGTAGCTGGATTATATGCAACACCACTAGGAGTTCCGACATCATTCTTAGGACATGCAAACTTAAGTCTATCCAACTTCATTTGGTCTTCAAGTCTAAGACCATGACTCTTGAGAGTAGAAACAGTCAAGATACCTGTCTTATTATCATATTGTGCATCAATAATATCGTAAGAGATGCCTGTCGTAGGAACGCCTACAACGCCCGTGATAGAGTTTCCAGCACCAATCTCTAGTTTGACCCTAGCACCAGCAAACGCAGCGTATCCACGACCAGGTGTAGACGCCAGAGAGACAATGATACCGCCCCTAGGAAGCTGGTTTTCATTAATATCCCCTTCATCAATAATTAGATCTGTATATCCAACTGAGGTGATACCAGTAAACTGGACACTTGCAATACCTCCTACTGTTTGTTCGATGATTTGGAAGTTATAAGATCCAGCATTGTTGAATCCAAACGGAGCTTGGAACATGCTGTTAACAAACAGAACGCCGTTACCACCAGTTGTACCAATACCAGTAACAGCAGCACCAGCAGAAGATAATGCAAATGTATTTTCTAGACCATCAAACTTGTCAGAAATGTCATCAAAGATTTGGTT